CCTCTCTTTTACGCGCTGATTTCTCAGCCGTAGCCGTATTATCGGTATCCCTCAACTGTAAGACCTCGGAGCTTAATTTGAACGACCTTGTCAGAACCTCTCTTGCGATCCTTGCACTCTTGCTTACCATCACCTTCATGGTGACGGCCGCTCGTGTTGCCTTGGACCGCATTGAACAGGTTAAGACTCGGCCGTCCTGCTCTTTGGACAGTCACGAGGGTGGTACTACCGACGACACGGGGTCCGCAACGGGAAACCGTCCGGATCTCAAATCTTGATGAAAGGATTCACCAATGGCAATGAAGCCTCGATTCGAGATAATTAGTGGTATTAATTATACCTATGACAGCAACGGTTATTACCAAGCTGCCAAAGTCGACGCCGTTTACGATATTTTGAATGGCATCGTCACTAATAAGGGGAATCATAAAACCCCGCTCCCGCAGTCGTTTACCCATACCTATGAAACAACAGGTCGGGGGACACACTGGTTCGCTAGAGGTACCTACTTCTGGCAGACGTCTGGTGTACAAGCTACACCTGCCGGGTATCAAGCTGCGCCTTCGATAAGCGCCAGCAATGTCTACAACAAGGCCCTCTCCAGGCTCCACGACCAAGTGCGTGGCAAGGTTGATCTTTCGATCGATCTTGCCGAGGCACATAAGTCCGCGAGCATGGTCAAGAAGGCCCTGAAGGGGATTGCGTTGGCTGCCCACACGTTTGGCAAAATGCGAAGGTCTAACCCGAGAGATTGGGGAAACCTTTGGCTTGAGTTCACGTATGGTTGGAAGCCCCTTGCTAGTTCTATTTATGGGACTATCGAAGAGTGGAATCGGCCTAAACATCCGTTCTACACTGTGGTGGCAACAGCTAGTGAGCGTGACTTCACGTCCGGCTCGACGGTCTTTATCAGCCCAGGCGTTCGGCGCGTCTACTTTTCGTCCCTGACACGAAGGTGTCGGATCGTGAGTAGATATGCCATTGCCCAAACTGAGTTGGATCGTCTCTCAGGCTATACCAGCCTGAATCCCGTGAGCATCGCATGGGAGCTTATGCCATATTCGTTCGTCGTCGATTGGTTTCTCGACGTTGGCGGGTATGTGCGTAATCTAGAGAGCGCGTTGCTTCTTTGCAACTCGTGGATTGATGGGTATGTCACTGAAGGATCACTCCTCCAGCAGACTGTCCAGGTTGTTGGCAGTAACACGATGCCGTTCGGTCCGCTTACGCAGACCGACTACTATAATATTACAGCCACAAAACGGACGACTACGAAGTCTAGGAACGTGCTAACAAGCGCGCCCTTTCCTCGTATCCCAGCAGTCGAGGCCCATCTCGGGTCCTCTCGTCTGATCTCAGCAGCCTCGCTTCTTGGGCAATTGCTCCCTGGAAGAAAGTGAGATTAGTTTAACAAGCATATTGCCATTTCTGGCACCATATCGAGCCCGATGGACCTTAAGTGTCCTTAAAGTCGGTCTCACAACCTGGAGTTTTATCCATGTCGGCTGTCGCTACAATCGTTCTGAACGACGCACAGGGAACACCTGTGGCTCACAATTTCATCCCTCTCGGCCAGGACAAACTGGGCGCGTGGTGGTGGGAGGATCAGACGGGCACCGCGAGTATCGGTTACAACCGAATCTCGATGCAGCTCGTCCGCTCCACCATCGGCGCCGCCGGTGATAGTTCTGGAAATCGTACCAACCGAATCAAGATCGGGATTCATACCCCGAAGCTTGAGACGTTGAGCAACAATAGCGCAGGGCTCACGCCCCCACCGACTGTTGCCTACGTTCCTCGATGCAATATCGAGTTCATCATCAGTGATCGTGCCGCACTGCAGGACCGTAAGGACCTTCGCAAGTACGCCGATTTCTTGTTGGCTGAGACCCAGCTGACGAACATGGTCGAAAACCTTCAAAACGTTTTCTGATCACCACGTTCGCTGACCGATTCTCTAACCAATAGGAGTTCTGATGAGACCTACAAAACGGGTTTCCCCGCTTAGCGAGATCTTTTTCGCAATTTGTAAGTCAGTTGATACGCCGGTCTCTCTTGGGCTTTGGCTTCGTTACCAGCATAACCAGCTGGCACTTGCCGAATTTTCACTACCCGTGAGAGATTATCTCGATGCAGACCGATTTAGAAAAGATTACCTGGTCTCGAAGTTCTGCGCCAAAAGCGTGGAGTTAGAGACAGGGATCGATCTTGAAAGGGAAGCTATGTCGAAGTTCACAGCTTCGGAAACTCTATGCGCTGCAACTAATGCGCGGATTAAGCGTGCTCGCAACTCTCACTATTTCAGTGAGACCTCAGCAGTTTTATTTGCTGCTAAGGCTAAGATTGCGCGCCTGCTCGGCCCGTGCTCGTTGTTCTGCGTAGATTCGGGATTTAGTTGGGGACCGGGTGCGACGTCGAGCATTGCTCGGCGTCGTGCCTTTGTCGATACCAAACTGTGCGAACTCCCTATTTCGGTAACTCGGGATGCTTTCCCTCTTTTGGAGAGTGTCATCCGAGAAGACCTTCATTGGTCTTGTGTTATCTTAGGGGTTGAACCAGACGCGATTTGCGGTCCGTTTCGTTTTACCCGCGAAGTATTCAGTCTTGTTGATGAATGCGTCGTTGATACCGTACCGAAGGATGCGAAAGCTCATCGCACCATCGCTAAAGAGCCGACGGGAAATGGTTTCCTCCAAAAGGGAATCGGCCGTTACCTCCGAACGCGACTTAAAAGAGCGGGAATCGATCTGGATGACCAGGCTGCTAATCAAGAGGGTGCCTTTCGGGCCCTCGAAGATGAGCTGTGCACTATTGATCTCAAGAGTGCATCTGATTCTGTCAGCATTGAGCTCGTTTACGAGCTCTTTCCGGTTGACTGGGCAATCCTCATGGACGAATGTCGCAGTAAGAGAGCAAAGCTCCCTTCTGGCGACGTGATCACCTTAAACAAGTGGTCTTCCATGGGTAATGGCTTCACCTTCGAGCTTGAAACCCTGATCTTTTGGGCTCTTGCTTCTAGTGTGATGGACCAGTACAACGCCGTAGGACCTCTTCTGGTCTACGGTGATGACATTGTATGCCCGAAGGCGGCCTATTGGCCGCTTACGACATACCTCTCTATACTGGGCTTTGAGACGAACGGTGACAAATCGTTCGCAGATGGGCTCTTTTATGAGAGTTGTGGCCGTCATTACTTTGACGGCCAGGATGTTACGCCGCTCTATCAGAAAGAGGAGATCGCGCAAGACATGAGTCTCGTGCGTACTGCCAACCGATTGTTGCGATACGGAGCAAAGCATGCCATTGGATGGTCCATCTGCAAAGATGTATCCTCTGCTTGGCAAGCCTGTTATCGTCTGCTACGATCGGACCGTGAGCTCTCGGAACTCTCACTGCCACTCGGTTGTGAGGGGGATGACGGCGTACTTCTTCCGGCTTCACATTTTGTCCCACAAGGATGGGATGTGAATATGGGAGTTAAGTGTACGGTACGGCATTGGCCCCAGAAGCGCTTCCCAGCGCATGATGCGGCTCTCCTAGCTTGGACATTGCGGAGAGGTGTAGTTACCGAAGCCCCTTATGGGGGCTACGTGACCTCTTCTCCAGATACCACAAGTGTCCGTGGCTCTCGCAAGAGCCATAGGTGGGTTATGCCCACCTGGGAGTTCGGCTTAGAAGTTTAACGATTTCTTCTAAGTGGAGGGCGTCCG